ACCGCTAAATCCTGAGTTAGCTGTAATTGTTGTACCAGTAATTGCCGCTGCCGCGTTAGCACCAATAATCGCTCCATCGACAGCACCACCATTAATGTCTACAGTTGCAAATGTGCTTGTACCACTGGATGAAATGTCACCTGTAACATCACCTGTTACGTTTCCTGTTACGTTACCAGTCAAGTCACCTGTTACATCGCCTGTAACATTACCTGTTACGTTACCTGTTACGTTACCAGTTACATCACCAGTCAAGTCACCTGTTACATCACCTGTTAGGTTGCCTTCAAATGTTGCGGCAACTAGTGTGCCTGCTGTAATTGTTAAATCACCTGTGCTTGCACCCGTAGCTGATGTTGTACCAACAATAAACTTGTCTGCGCTTTCATCAAATCCGATAAAGCCATTGTCACCTGTTGAACCACGCTCTAAAATTAGACCTAGGTCATTTGAGTTAGCGCCAGCGTTTCCTGAACCTAGTTCAATCAATGCGTCTTCAATGGTTGTGTTTGTTGCGTTGTTTGTAACCGTAGAACCGTTAACTGTTAAGTTACCGGTAATAGTTATGTTACCACCAATACTAGCATCATTGGTTACTGTTAGATCGTTGCCAATGGTTACGTCAGATGGTAGACCAATTGTTAGTGTGTCTGACCCGTCAGTGCTTATTGCAACTTCAACTTCGTTAGCTGTGCCTGCTACTGTTAGTGCATCGCCACTACCAATAGTTTCTGTATCAGAACCAACTATAATATCCCATGTACTGGAAACACTTGCTGTTGTTACCGCTGTGATTAAACCTTTACCGTTAACAGTAATAACAGGAATAGAAGTTGTACCACCAAATGATCCTGTATCAGTATTCACTGTTGCTAGTGTAGTTGAAATAGTTGCTGTATCGCCTGCGTCTTGGAATGTAGCGGTACCGGTTGCGTCACCACTTAGTGCTACTGTAACTGCACTGCTCAATCCATCTGCATCATCTGCTACACCTGTTAAATTACCAGTTACGTTACCAGTTACGTTACCAGTAACATCACCAGTAACATCACCAGTGAAAGTAGCGTCTGTTCCGTCAGTTCCGCTATCAAGGATAGTTGTTCCATTAGATGATTTAACATCACCTGTTACGTTACCTGTTACGTTACCTGTTACGTCGCCAGTGACATCACCAGTGAAGGTAGCATCAGTTCCGTCTGTACCCGAGTCAAGAACCGTAGTGCCGTTAGATGATTTAACATCACCTGTCAAGTCACCATTTACATTTCCAGTAACATTACCAGACAGATCTCCTGTTACGTTTCCAGTAAAGGTAGCGTCTGTTCCGTCAGTGCCTGAGTCAAGAACCGTAGTACCATTTGCAGCCTTTACGTCTCCAGTAACATCGCCTGTTACGTTACCTGTTACATCACCAGTCAAGTCACCTGTTACATCACCTGTTAAGTTACCGCTAAATCCTGAGTCAGCTGTAATTGTTGTACCAGTAATTGCCGCTGCCGTGTTAGCACCAATTACTGTGTCGTCAATATTACCACCATCAATGTCTACAGTTGCAAATGTTGATGTGCCGCTGGATGAAACATTACCTGTTAAATCGCCAGTTACGTTTCCTGTTAAAGTGCCAGTAATTCCGCCACTTGCACTTAATGTTGTAAAAGCACCTGTACTTGCTGAAGTAGCGCCAATTGATGTTGCATCAATAGCACCACCATTAATGTCAACTGTAGCAAATGTGCTTGTACCACTGGATGAAACATCACCAGTTACGTCACCAGTTACGTCACCAGTTACATCGCCTGTTAGATCGCCTGTAAGATTAAAAGAAGCATTTGAAACTGTAGCACCGTTTAGGTTAACTGTTCCGCTAAACGTTGAAGTTCCTGCTGAAGTGATATTTCCTGTAACGTCACCTGTTACGTTACCTGTTACGTCACCTGTTACATCACCAGTCAAGTCACCTGTTACATCACCTGTAACATTACCTGTTAGGTTGCCTGTTACGTCACCAGTTACGTCACCAGTTAGGTCGCCTGTAAAGGTAGTTGCTGTTAAACTACTAACACCAGTAATATTGCCACCTGTAATACTAACAGTACCATCTGTTAGTTCGCTACCTGTGATTACTGCGGCTTGAAAATCTGCATAAGAATCTCTAGTCACTGTACCAGCGGTGTTGCCAGTTTCAGTAGTGAGCATAGCTTCGAACTGTGCAGTATCTTCTTTCCAAACAAATGCGGCGTTAACGTTGTTTCCTGCACCGCCTACTTGTGTTAAGTTTCTGTTTGCAAGAATACCGATATCTCTATTGGGTGACCCGGTATAGCCGTTGTTGAAAACGATCAACGGATCGTTAACATATGTATTGGTGCTTGATACTGTTTGAGTTGCACCACTTACTGTGAGGTTACCTGAAATTGTGATGTTTGAGGAAAATGTTAAGTTGGCTGCAAACAGACCACCGGTAAGTGACCCTGTTTCAACCTTCGCCGCATTAATCTCACCATCACCAATTTGGTTATTTAAAATTCTGGTGATCGCCATTTGCTTGTTGCTCCTATGTGATCCTACAATGGAATGTATTAATCTACATGAATATTTATCGTAGTCGTGACGAAACGTTCCGTAGACGATATATTCCACAGAATTTTATTAAACGAGTATCAAAAGGAATTTTTATTGATGTGTATTAGCTTTATTTATACATCAATAAAAGAAACAGTATATTTAACAACACTAGTTCCGCTACTGCTAGTGCCTTGAAATAACATGTTTCCAGAGTTGACAGTAACCGTATATGTAATAAATTGTGCGTTAGTTACAATTTGTGAATATTGATTTCTATATGCTGTTGTTCCGTTGTGAATGATTAGCATTTCGTCAACTTGATAATCCGTACCATTAGTAGCTTGCACTACAACTTTTGCACTTCTGTGTTTAGTCATGTCAAATGATATAATAGTTGTAGCACTGGTTCCAACACTGACGCCCGCCAATGGCGACACCGTAGAAAGTTTATTCCACGAAGTTCCATTGTATGCGTAGAATGTTCCGTCTGAATCAGCCCAATACTGCCCAGTAAGATTACCGCCGGTGCTAGTTGTAGGAGGCGATAACAAATCATTTCTATACATATTTTCTCTAACAACCTGCGATGCTAGATATCTAATATCAACTTCGTCTGTGGCTAGAGGAGCTTCAGAAAATGTAATCTGTTGATTTAATATTGAATAACTTGTAGTGTGTTGGACAACACCGTTCCATGTAATAAGAACAGAATCTACAGTTGCATCGTTAGACAGATTAAATGTAGTTGTGTTTCCGTCGCCAACAAAATCTTGTTGATATAATGTCGTTTGTCCAACCGGAGCCCAAGCAGACCCGTCATTGAACTCTACTAATGAGGTTTCTGAGTTAAACCTGATTTGACCTAAACTATTAGCAGGACGTTGACTGCTTGTGCCTGTTGGTAATACCAATGAGCCTGTAGAATCAATTTCTAATACAGTTGTAGCAGAATAAGGTTTCCACAAGTCAACTGCTAGTCCATCAGAATCAAACAGTGCTTTGCCTGTTCCGTTGATAGTTATTTCAACGTCTTGTGCAGTATCGTCTGCAATAACAGTTGTTGTTCCATCAATTATTCTATCTTGATTAAATCCTGCCAGAGCAGTATCAACATAATTTTTAGTTGCCGCATCCTGTGCGTCGGTAGGATCGGCAACGTTAATAATAGGTGCGCTTTCGACACTGATTGATCCAGTGCCGTCTGGATCTAAAACAATGTTGCTATTTCCGCTAGAAGTGTAAATCTTATAGCCGGTAATATCTAAGTCGCCGCCTAGTACCGGATTAGTGTCATCAAGTAAATCTCCAATGACGCCAAACGTTCCAATATATCTAGCACCTACTACGAAAACACTTTTTCCAGTGACGCCCGTTGCAAGCTCTGATGGTAAGTTGTCACCAATAAAGTGAACAACACCGCTTTGATAATCAAAGAACCATTCATCATCGTTGCCACTACCAGCCGCTAGTAACTGTGTACCAGTGCTTTGTGGTGTAGTACTTCCAGCAGTATCAATATAAATCTTAATAAGATAGGTAGCACCAAACTCTGTAGGAATCCAGTCTGTTAGACCAGTTAACCAAGTTCTGTTATCGCTGGAGGTAATATCTTCTGTACATTCTACTGTAGCTGTTCCGTTACCCGTGTCATCATAGATTTCAACCTGCGAAGAACTAGCACTAGGTTTAACTGCTGGGATGTCTCCACTGTCCTGCCAAATTCTATCACCGCGGATTAGTAATGGACTTGCTATACTTTCGTTGAATGCTCGCTTGAATGCAAGAGTGTCTGTTTTAGTAACACCGTAACCTAGTTTCTTAAATAGGTAGTCAACTTTTTGGGTATCTGAAATAGCCATTATGAAGCCGCTCCTATCGCAATGCTATCAATGTAGTCACCGCTTTCTAGTCTTATACGCACAAGACAGTTTTTACCTGTTGCGTTGGATAAGTTTTCGCTACCCAATGTTTGTGTATAACGTTGGTTGTTGATTACTGTGTTTAAAGGTATTCTATCACTGCTGGTTAACGCACAGCCTGCGCTACCGTTGCCGCCTGCACCTGTGTTAGTTCCGGGAAGGCCAGCTCCGCCATAGCTTGCATTGCAATCAATCCAGCCATTGGTTGAGCTAGCCGAAGCATCGATGCCTGTGCCTGGAGCGGCAATCCAAACACCATGCACTTTGCCTGTTAGTATAATGTCAAAGTTTGCTAGGTTGGATCGTCTAAATGCAAATGTAAAATATTGTGCTCCACTACGTCCAGTAAATAAGTCTGGACCTACTGGCAAATAGCCCGAGCTGTAATCTGTTGTAAAATGTTTTAATTGCCCCCAACGCACGATTGCTTCGTCTGTTCCTGCTACTGTTTCTGCTCCACTCCATGCATTATTAGTATAAAAGTCTGCGGGAGTATAAGATGGGTTATCGCCGCCGAGGCCCAATGCTACACGTTTTCCGTCATCGCTAAATCCACTGCCTAATGTGTTTAAGACGTCGATATTTCCTTCATCAAACCCTGAAATGCTTTGATTGTATACATTAATTTTTGTCGGAAATGTCACTGTGGTACTAGTACCATTAACATTGTTAATACTTGCTTGTAGTTGTGCAACTGCTCTTGCACTGCCATTGATGTTTACGCTCAATGCACCAAACGTATACGCTACTGTTCTTCCTGTGTCTGCTTGGGGATGACCTCCTGTCAGATATGCGGATACACCTTCCAAGTCTGCATAAGTTTTAGTTTGTGTACTAATAATTGCGCCGCTAGTATTTTCATCATTTGGTCCATCAACAACACTCAAAGGACTGCCACTTCTATAAGTTTGTCCTATCCAATTGGTCACAGCTAATCCATTGATATCTACAACACCGCCTGTATTATAATAAGGAATGCCTGAGATGTATGTTAGACTGCCAGCAGTATTTTCAGTTAGTGTAACACCACTAATATCTAGTGTTGGTACTGCACTTAAAGAATCGTTTACAAATCCTATAGCATTTGTATCGCCTGTAGTACTATGACTCAGTTTATATTCATGATAACCAAAATCTGTTACTGTCTTGCTAATACTTGCACTAAAAACTTTATAAAAACCTGATGGATATGTGCTAGAACTAATCGCATTATGTGCATCTGCATCTTCTGAAATTATCAAGCTACCTGTAGTTCCTACATTGTTACTTGTTGTTGTAAATGTTACATTACCATCATCAATACCATCAATTAATGCTGTAAGTGTTCCTGTCGTAGCATCGTATACGTCGGTAATTGAGGATGATACAAAAGTTCCACCTTGATATCGAGTAACGCTAGTTCCTGCGGCAGGAATATTGCCACCCGTATAGTCTGTTGCATTTGCAGTTAATAACGGACTAGTACCTGTGCTAGCAGTACTCATCGATAGTGTTCTTGAACTTAGTCCGGTGGGTTGACTTGGATTGGTTCTTATGGTAATATAGTTACTACGTGTTTCTGTATCTGTTTGTGTTAGTGATGCAGGTTGACCTGTTACTGCCAATGCGACAGTTTTGTTGCCTGTTGAAGTATAAGTGTGTTGAATAGCCCCGCCTGATACCGTTCCTGCGGCACCTTCAGCAATATTGACGTCTGTTTGACCATCGCCCCATGTCCAATTATATGTGTCAGCGTGTTGACTGGTTGTTGTAAATTCAAATACGTTGAACGGTGTGCCATCTCTGTAGTCTGTAAACACATATCCGTCTTGTGCATCATCGCCAGTTCTGTCACTTTGATGTGTATTAGCACCAGCAAAGTTGCTACGCACATCGGGCTCAACTGTAATAGTAGTTATAGCACTTGAAAAAGGACTAGCACTATGCAGATTAATGGCATCTAGTGTAACATCGAATGTTGCGCTTGTTCCGTTGTTTTGTTCTGTTGCTGTTAGCGAAAATGTATGATTGATTGTTGTGCTCGGATTTCCCGATAAACCGTTTTGAACATTGATAGTATTTGTGTCTCCGTCTCCCCAGGTCCATTTGTATCTATTAGAACTAAATGTGCTAGTTAATCCAAGCCCAGCTGGGGTAGTGTTTGTAAAGGTAACAACACCACCACTGGTTGCTTCTTCGTTAGCAACAACTATAGTGTTAGTTGTAAAGGCTGGTGTGTGTATTCCATATACTCTAATATCTTGCGGTGTGCCGTTTACTGTAACTGGTGTAGGGCCAGCCGTTGAACTAGTTGCATCTAGTTGAATTTGATATTCAGTATCTACGCCAGGATTTGAGTAAACATGATTTAGTGTGGTCCAGTTAACTGTTGGCGCATCTGTTGTGCTATCTCCCCAATCTAATGCAAAACTTGTTGCAAACTGACTGTTATTAGTAATTGTTCCGTTTGACCCACTATCAATATCTGTATCAGTAATAGTAAATGCAGGTATTGGGTTTGGGGTATAAAGGGTGATATAATTATTTCGTGTAAAGTCATCCCAGCTACCAACTGCACCCAATGAAGGATCACCGCTCAGTGTTCCGGTGCTGTTGTATGCTCTAACGGTAACTGTGAACTGTCCGCCTTGTGTATTATTATAAGTATGGGTTGGGTCCTCAGACGTACTAGCATTTCCGTCACCAAAATCCCATTCGTAAGAATCAGGATTGCCTGTATAACTTGGTGTAAAGCGAACAGTCATAGGACTAGGACCAGCAACTACGTTTGCTGTAAAGGTAACTTCGCCAACATAGGTATTTTTTGCAATGTTTAATGCTGTTTGGTTTAGATCATCGATAGCATTAGTAACTTTAGTACTGCTAGTCCACCCATCCCAGGCAGCATTAGTTACTAAACTAGAATCTGATGGAGTTCCTAGATCAATCTGCATACCAGTAGATCCAGTGCTAGCTAATAGTGATCCAACACTTGCCCAACTTAGTACACCGTTACCGTCTGTGGTCAAAACGTAACCAGTAGTGCCACCGGAAATGGTAATGTCAGTAGGAGAACCTAAGTCAACAGATGAAGCACCTCTGATAGTATCACCTGTAATAGTAATAGTGCCAATTTGAGCACTACCTCCATTGAGGTCAAGACTATGTTGTGGACTATTAGTATTAATACCAATGCGCTGATTGGTTACATCAATATATAATAAATCAGTTTCAAATGCTAGATCATTGCCGTCCCGTTCTAGGTTAGCATATAGCATTGATCCTGAAATTCTACCTAATGCCATTATATACTAACTCCCTAGACCGCGTCGGTACTGTTTACACCATATAAAACTACTATCCTATTGGGGTTACTCACGCCGGGCGATGGTGGAGGACTAGTAAATGCCAGTGTAGTTACACCTAGCGTAGTAGCCACCGTGTAGTTTGATATCGGTTGTTGATATACTCCCCCAACAAACACTACGATATCAGTTGCATCTGTAACTGTTTGATTGAGTGTAAAGTCTGTTGCGATACCATCACCCACAGTATCCTGTGAAGTAATAATAGTATTACCAACTTTAGCTATTTTTCGCCAGACATTGTTTATCGCAAACTCGATACAACTATTTTGAGTATTGTATCTAATCATTCCATCAACTAGTGCAGGTGGAGCGTCGTTGCCAACTGATACTGGTAGTTTGATTGCTTTAGAGCCTGCCTGGTCTAACGAAGGTGTTTTTAAAAATCTTGACATAACATCCTTCCTTAAATTTCTGTATAACTACATGTTGCAATTACTACGTTATCTACAGAAGCATCGGCTTGTATTAAATCTCCATCATCCAACAACACCTTTTCTGTATCTACTACCAACGTATCGCCTGCGGCAATTGATACATCTTGATAAATCTTTGTGCTTGCACCTGCTACACTACCGCTTGGCACTGCATAAACAGTTACGGTTACTGCGCCGCTGTGTGTATTACAAAAATATAATACTGTTACAGCTCTTGCGTTTGTAGAGGGAAGCAATGATGTTGATGTTGCAGTTAATGCTGTGTTTTGTATTGACATTGTCTTATTACCCTAAAATTAATGAATAAACTATTGCTTTACGTTTTGTTACAAGTTCTTGGTTTGTGCCAAGACTGTTTGTAACATACACACCGCTGCCTCCTCCAGCTTCGGTGTTTAGTACTAGTGAAACCCCAACACTTGATCTTTCGATATTGTTAGTACCAATCTCTAAATTTCCACCTAGTTCAGGTGTAGTATCATCAGCCACTTGGGTTAATGCGCCACTTTGAGTTGTAAGTAAAGGAAAATATGAAGTGCCAGCATCAATTGAAACTTTCCAAGTATCATCGGCTTCATCAAACACAAGTCTTGCATCTGGTGCAATACCTCTGTCGATTTGTATTCCGACTTTTTCTTGTCCAGTAACACCGTTAGCTGTTTCGCCGCTGTTTAATGTAATTATTCTATCAGCAAGCTCTGCTTCTGTTGTGGTAATTGAAGCAGAGTTACCAATAACTGTTAGGTTACCGGTAATAGTAACTTCTGGAGAAGTAACATAATAATGATCACTGACTTTTTTAATTGCGGGCATGTTGGTATCACCTTATCTATTTGTTGTTGTATTTATGCGTAGATAAATCTAGAGTGAAACTAAGCCTACGGTGTCTCCAAAAGCATTTTTTGCACCCACTACCCAAGGATACTTATTGCCGTTTGGATGCAATATCCACTCGGGAGTAATCTCTAGAATATTAAATGTACCTAACATATAGTGCGTAGCTGTGATAGTCATCTGTCCTGGAGCTCCGATTCTACGAACTAGTTTGCAGACAGCTTTTCCTTCTGTAGTTTTTGTTAAAAATTCTGTAGAAGATATTTGATCTAGTATGTCGCCCACCAATGGTTGTTTGATTACCATTGCAGTGCTAGATATCAAATCTCGATCACCATTATAATACTTTTTATCTATCATGCCAATATTTATAGCCATAAGAAAAGGGGCCGAAGCCCCTTTTCTCGTTTGGTTTAAACCAGTTATTACTGGAATGAGAAGTTAGCAACGCTGATCTTCTGTAGGTAATCGGCTGCGTTACCTAGTGAAGAAGCAGAGTTGGTTAGCTCAACATAACCATAACGTGTCATAAAGCCAACTACTGGCTCTAGTGTTGCTGGATCTAGAACAACACCAGTGCTCATTAGAGGAACATATGGGCAGTAGAAAGCGGCTGCGTCGCTCTCGCTTGAACCCTTGTAACCAACTAGAACACCTTCGCCGTCTGCTGCCATGCTGTCAACATAGACCTTCATTGCGCCATTTAGTGTACCAACCATCTTGGTGTTGGTTGGAGCTTCGAAGGAACCTTCTGTTGTACGTGCAAACGCAGAAGTTGTTGCGCTCTGTAGAACTGTTAAAGCGGCTGGTGAAACAACTGCCCAGTTACCTGCGCCACGACGTGTTAGCTGAGCAATTCTGTTAGCGGCACGGTTGATTGTGATCGCTAGAGCGGCATGCTCGTCACCAACGTATGTAGCTGTACCAGAAACTGTTGCTTGGTCATAGCTGTAGTCTGTAGAAGCTAGGCTGCGTAGGCTAGCTAGAACTTCCTGGTCGATTTCAACAGTAATTTCTTGAGCTAGTGCTGCCATGATTTCTGCTTCAACGTCAATACCATGCATTGCTTGTGCATCCTGAGCTGCCTCGAATGTCCAACGAGCTGATAGCTTACGTGAACGGGCTTCTACAGTTTGCTTCATGATCTGTACGTTGATCTTGTTACCAGCGACGCCTTCAAGTGCGCTTGTACTGGCTGCGGTGCCTGGGTTAGTACCAGTACCGGAGTAGCTTGTTGCAACTTTGAATGGGCTTAGAGCTTCTTCGCCAGCTGTTGCACCGTTTGCACCAGCGTTAACACTGTCTGCATAACGAACACGTAGAGTGTGAATTTGTGCAACTGGACCTGTCATTGGCTGAACACCAACGATTTCGTTAGCGATAACTGTTGGCATAACACGGCGGATAACTGGTAGAATTACACGATTTAGTGTAGCTACGTTACCGCTTGTTGTTGCACCAGCTGATGCTTCGCTTAGTAGTGCTTTTTTAGTGTTTTCTAAGATAACACTCATTGTGGTCTTTTTAGAACCATGTAAGCCTTCTAGTAGGGCTTCTTTTGTCTCGCCCCAGCGGCTTTCTAATAATGCTTGCTTCATTTTACCTTTTCTCCTATGGGTATTTTTATTTAAGCCCTGCTAGTTTCTTCAATTCGATAACATTAGCATCATTATCTGCATGTTGTTCACGAACTGAGGCGGTTTTAATAGCAGTTTTATCTCCAGTAACTTCTTTGTTTTCAATAACCATACGTTTTTCAACTTTTGGTTGGTTTCCACCAAGAACGGCTGGAAGATACTTTTCATATGCAGACTTTAGCTTAGGTGTCTGCACAGATTCTAGTAGCTCGCTCATTACAGCGGCCTTATCCTTATTAAGTGGTTTGAGCAATTCAGATAATGTATCTTTGCGCTCGGCACTTTCCTTAATAACACGGATCTCTTTATCTTTCGACTCTACAATCTGTTTTGCTTCGCTAATAGCTTGTTCCGCAACAGCTAGTTTAGCGGCATGTTTTTCAATGGATTCTCTTAACTTTGCAATTTCCTTGTTCTCATTTAAATGAGTACCAGCAAATTCACTAGCAAATGATTCAAAAATCCTACGCCCAAACATGTTTTCGCGAGCGATTGTAATATCTTCTTTCAATTGAGTCAATTCGGACTCTAGCTTTGACGTAACACTTTCTTTAACAAGATCAGCACTCTTCTTTACAAATGCGGCTTTCATCTCAGCCATTTTAGTTTTGGCTTCTGATACTAAGCGTACCTTTGTTTCAACAACTGCTTTCTTGTCCTGCTCAAATTCTTCAATTTCTTCGGCTAGTGCTTTAACAACAAACTTTTCTAGCTTGCCAACAGCATTTTCGTAAGCCTTGCGATCTGAACGAAGCTCTTTAACTTCTTCAGCTAGCTTACTAACCATGAAATTATCGAACTTCTTTGCATTTTCTAGCATACGTACATTAAACTTTGCACGGTCTTCTGCTAGTTGCTTTTTCTCAGATTGAAATTCTTCAATTTCAGCAGTTAAGGATTCGGTTACCATCTTGTCTAGAGCTTCTACCATTACATTTTTATCGTGATCATACTTAGATGAGAACTCATCACGCATTTCAGCACGGATTGATTCACGTGCTTCACTTAGCTTGGTTTCCCATGCTTCGTTAATTGCTTCACGAGTCTCTTCGTTGATGATACCAGATTCTAGTAAGGGTTTTAAAGCATCAAACATAGACTTTCTCCTATAGTTTCAATTCATTGATTAAGCGTGTTACCGCTTCTTTCAAGTACTTTTGTACTTTTTGATTGTGTACGGCATCTCCTGCCATCTCGAGAGCTTTATGGCCACCGCGCATATTAAGCAAACTTTCATAGATTGCTTTAGGATACGCATGTGGAGCACTGGGTTGTGCTACGATGTCTACTGTAACAATTTCAAAGTTACTGACATGTCCTGACGATTCGCTTACGTCCCCTGAACCACGTGAACTAACACCTAGTTTGACACCTGCTTCAAGCATGCTCTTTACTAACTCGCCCATTGGGGTGGGCAAGACTTTTAGTTTACCGTGACCGCATGGTCCATCCATCCACATTTCTGTGATCATGTGTGAAACACGGTCTAGGTTAATTTTTAAATCGTCTGGGTGATCTACTTCACCAAGGACGCTATACCCGCCTTTGATCTGCTCATTAATATTTGATACGGCTTCTTCGATTTCATTGACGGGATATACACGTTGGTTAGCGTTTTTTACGCCGCCTTCGATGAAAATACCCTTCATATAGAGATTCTTACGTCCGTTGGAGCCTTCCTCAGCCTCAACGACCATTCCTGCTCTATCGAACGTAAGATTTTCTCTTAGATACAAAGCCATAAGTTGCTCCTATTATTCAGCGGATTTTGGCTTAGGGGCGGCAGCTAGTTTGCTTGCCTTACCACCTGGTACGTTGATATTGCCTGCATCGTCCTTCTTTGGAGCGGCAGCTTTACCACCAGTTTCTTCGCCACCAGCAACAATGTTGCCTGCGTTTCCACCCATGTCGTTCTTATTTGCAACAACTGAAGACTTATTGTCTGCACTGTCTGTATTGCTTACACCAGCAACTTTTTCTACATATTCACGTAGTTTTGCTAGTTCTGCATCAGCGGCAGCTTCATCGATTTCTTCTTCGTCATCGTCTAGATCAACTTCTTCAGCTTCGACAACTTCTTCATCTTCGTCTTCAGATTCAGCTTCAAACTGTACTGATTCTTCAGCTTCTTCGTGATCGTCCATATCGTGGTCGCCATCGCCATCAGCATCTACTGTGCCCATGATTTTGTCGAATTCTGCTTTTAGTTCTTCAATGGCATCTTCTAAGTCCATTACGTCGCCTTTAGTAGCTGGCTCGTCTTCGCCACCTTCTTCAGCGTCCATGTCCATGTCCATGTCCATGTCATCTTCCATGTCATCTTCCATGTCGTCGCCCATGTCCATTTCCATGTCCATGTCTTCGTCATCTTCGCTAACGCCTTCTTCATCGGCGGTAACGTCGTTAGCTAAGTCACCAACTTCGTCATCACTCATTTCTGGTGATTCTGCGACTTCATCATCCATTAGAGACTCATAAATGCTCTTGCTCTTTTCCACAACGATTTGGTGGAACAGGTCTCGAGCTTTGTCCTCATCTTCGTTAATGATAAACTCGATTAACTTCTCGTATTTGTTCATAGGAACTCCTCTCGTGATATTTAAAGGCTTTGCATCTTGTATACCTTTGTAGTGTATTTACAAATATACATATATTATTAGTAATAACGGGCTTTTTTTGACGTCAAATAAAAAAAAGGCGCAAAATTACTTTGCAACCTCATTTGCTGTTTGAAATCTAACAAATATGTTAGTTGATTACAAGTTTATTTATTAAAGTGCGGCATCATCCCCACCTGATGCGGCTTTATATTGATCTGTTAGTTCTTCTGCTTTCTGTTCATTCTCAAATTTTCTAACATCATTAGCACTACGCAGACGATTTAGATGCAGAAGTGTTAGACGTACTTTGCGTGTGTCGTCTAGTTTCAAAGTGCTTTGATCGTCTTTTTCTTTGTACTGCTCAGTTTTAGCTGAGTTAAAAAATTCTGTTAGTAGCATAACACTATTTACCTTAAAGCGGATTTCCTGCCGCATCCACACCCGATGCGGCACCTGTGTCTACTGGTGCTTCTACACCTGCATCAGCACCTGCGTCTGGCTCTTCAGGAACTTCAGCGGCATCGAGGTCGGTTTCGATCCCGCCAGGCGTAATACCAACGTTACGCAGACTTGGTTCATCAGTTGATGCAGTATTAGCTTTGCCTTGCTCTTCTTTCCACATAATTTCGTTTTCAGCGATCTCAGCTTCGCTCATGCCTAGATAACGTTGCATTAAGAAACGTTTACTTAGATATGCAAAACCTTCTAACTGTGTAAACGTGCCAATTCTAGCGGCATCAACATCTGCTTGACGATACTGTGCAAAGTTTTGTGGCTCTTCAAACACTAATTCAAAGATCTGACTGTCAATGTTAAATCCTCTCCAACGTAGGAACATTTTAAACTCTGTGTCCAACTTGTCGATAATCATCGATTGAATACGTTTGCAGTATTGATTAAAACGCCATTCTTGAATCAATGCTGTGCCAACACGGCCGTCTGTGAAACTTTGTGTGCCGTCGTCCATGCCAGTTGGCAGATATGAACTAGGAATACGCAAACCACGAAATAGCTTGTTAGTAAAGAAACGTAAATCTGTGATCTCACCTAAGTTACTACCTCCTGGTAGTGTTTCTACACTAGATCCTCTGCCGTCGGCAGTTTGTGGGAAGAAGTAGTCTTCGTTTGTGCTGAGTGGATTATATGTTGCATCCATCATGTTTACACCACCACCGCTTTGTGTTGGAATACGACGTTGATGCACTTCGTTTTTAACACGGTCAACAAATGCCATAGCCATATGACTGGGCATGTTACCTACGTCAATCTTAAAGATTCTACGTTCTGGCGCACGTTGTACACGATAGATAATAATAGCATCTTCTAGCAGTTCTTTTTGCTTAAACACTTTAAACACATTTTCTAACACTGAGTTACCAAATGGCCAAAACATGTCTAAACCTTCTGTTAGGCTTAGATGTACTACGTGTTCTGCATCCAGCACTGCTTCGCTTTGTGCTGAATTAAAACGTGAACCACTGCTATAAGGCGAATTGGGTTGAATGTAACCATTGCCTGAGTTGTTAGCACCTGCATTAGGTGTACTAACATATGCATCACTTGAACTAACCGCTGTAGTTGTTAAATTTTCAAAGTTCGGGTTGAGATCACGGATAACATACTGCTCTGGCTCTTTGCCTTCTGCTTCGTTTACAATAACCTTAACAACTTTGTTCATTTCAGTCCAGTATAACTTGAACGTTTCTGGATCACGCAAGAACACTTGATCGCCATACTTGATAGTATTGCGTAGGATTTTAAAGATGCGCTGATTAAACTTGTTTAAGTTTACCCAATGAATAAGTTGTTCGTTAATAATCTTTACTTCGTTATCTGTGGGACTTTCATTAAAGTGTAGATCAAATGGTGTATTGTTTGCGGTGTTCTTTTGTGTACTAAACTCTGCAATAATGTCCAAGGCGGCATTGATTTCACTGTCCATGTCCATTTGCTCGTATTGATTATAACGTTCAATACGGTTTGGATGCCCAATATAGACCTCAGGCAAATGACTTTGATAGTTTCTAAATGCCGGATCTTGAGGCGCACCACCGCCACTGCCAACAGGACTTAATAAACCTGCTGTACTAGTATTTGCGGTTTTAAAATATTTTTTCCAACTCATTGGGCATCTCTTCCACTTATATTATATGTGTATTTATTTTAACTTATACTGAATTACGAGCTAAAGTTCTTTGGCTATTTGCAGAGTCGTCAAGTAACGCTATAACTTGTCTAAGTAGTTCATTGGTTAATTCTTGTGGTGGTAATGTTGTTAATCGTTCAGCTTCTTTCTTCTTAGCTTCTTCCACTTTGGCTAGTTGCTCTGCTTCTGCCTTCTTTTTGGCTTCTGCTGCCTGTTTAGCCATTTCAGTTTGTTTTGCTTCTTCAAGAGGTTTGCCTGTTTGTGCAGAAACTGTTTTAGATGCATCTACGCCAGCGACTGTTTTGGATGCTTGAAGTTGGTTTAATTGGTTTTCGTAACGTTCTAAGTCTCTCTGCCTCACCTTAGCACGAAATGTGCCTTGAGGACCGTTCTGTTGTTGTTCTTTAAGACGTGCAATTCTACTTTTTAGTTGATCAATTTTAACTTGTTTAGGATCTTTTGTTGCTTCTGCGGCTGTATCTTTGCTAGCTTCTTTTTCAGACCCACCAAACAAGCCGCCAAAGAAATTACCTACTGCACCAGTTACACTTTTAGCGATACTACCTACTTTGTCTTTAATAGCACCTAAGTCAACATTTTCTTTTAGAGATTGCCATCCTTTACTAGTCCATTCGCCAATAGTATCAAGGCCTTCTCCAATGGTTTCCTTACTTACTAGACCAAATGTCATACCAGATAGTAGCCCACTTGCTTGTGCTTTAACAGCTTTACCTATATCACCGCTGTTTTTCCATTCATCCCATCCAGCAGTAACGTTTCCGAATTGATTCTCGACCCATCCACCAACTTTGCTTAATCCAGCAGATATTGTTTCTTGGTCGATAAGTCCAAATGTTAAACTACTTGCGGCGCCAGCAAGACCTTCTCTAACAGCTCCTTTTAAATTTCCTGATTTTTTATATTCTTCAATGCCTGCTGTAAATCCATCAAAAATACTCATACCAGCGGTTATTGCAAGACCAACAGGACCAGCGAACTTGGCGGCGCCGCCAAGAAGTTTTGCGCCGCCTTTTAAAAGACCGCCAGCGGCACCAGCGCCTTTGCTTGCTACACCAGCAACAGCTTGACCGGCGCTACCAGCTTTACTAAGTAAATTCCCGCCTAGTTTGCCTAACCCTAGTTTACCAGGCATCATAGTCATAGCAACAGTTAACGCTCCGATTGCTGTTGTTAAATATCCAATACCTTCAGTGAGCTTAAAAGCCCCTATCATATCGTCAACACTCATTTTAGAAAATTCAGTAACTTTTTTCTGTAGTGCTTCGATGTCTTTATTCATCAACGAGATAACGTCACTATACTTTACTACTAGTTGATCTGTAATTTGCTGTTGCTTAATGATTAACTGTTGCGATTCAATAGTATTTTGTACAATTTTACCGGTTTCAGTAGTAGGATCTGTACCTTGTGCAACTTGTCCTTCGACGTTCTTTCGTGCATTGTCTAATGCTGTTTTTGTTTGCTTGACAGTATCGTCTAGCATACCAACCATTGATTTAGAAACTTCACCTGCTAAACCGCCGACTCCAGCCATAGCTGCCGCGCCAATGTCTGGACCTCGAGCAAGAATTTCTTTTCGAATCTGGTCTGCGGTATCGGCTTGTATATCAGCAACTTTTTGAACATTTAATGTTCCTGCGGTAGCAGAATTGCTAAACTGTTCTATACGCTCATTAAATCCAGCACTCATCGAAGCAAATGCTGCCGCATCTTTACTGACAATCTGTCCATAGACCATCTTTTCTCTAAATGCTTTGGCTTCGATGGCAGACATTTTAGCAGTTGCTTGTTCAACCATTTGGGCTTGCTCGGGTCCCATTTGAGCTAGTTTTGCACGGAATGCTAATTCATTGTTCGCTTCTTTAGCAGATGCCATGCGTTTACGTGCATCATCACCTGTTAAAGCTCCAATTAGTTTTAGGTTGTTTGCATACTCTTTGGTATTTTGTGCAATGGCTGCTTCATCACCCGGACCAACTTGGCCACCTCGACGCATCATGGCCATTGTTTCAGCCATGAGCTCGCCTTGTTCTTCAAATCCATATCCGAGGGCAAGTAACTCGGTCTTCATCGACTTGCCACCTGCTTGCATTGCGCCGCCCATTAACTTAGCGGCTTCAGTTACACCCAAGCCAGACTCAGCAAACGTTGCACTATTTTTCTGTAATACTCTACTGAATTGTTCAGTAGTCATGCCAGCACCGTATGCACCTTTACGCATGCCTTCGAGACCATCAGCAAAAGCGCCGCCAGCTTGTGTTAAACTATTAAACATTGAAAGATTACGCTTATACGCAATCTTGCTCATGTCTATCATTTCTTTAGCAAGTTTTGCACCTGCGCCTGCAATGCTTTCAATAATAGGACCGAGAATGGTCATTGCGGCGCCTACTTTACCAGCAGTGCCTCCCATATTTGAAAGTGCTTGTCCTGCTTCTTTAGCAGTTTCGGACATCACTTTAAGTGATTGTTCTGCCGCATTGACATATACATCTAGCATTGAGCTAGCGATATCTGCCGCATCTGCTCCGTCTTGTAATCCTTTAGCAACGTTGAACAGCCCAGGTACTACTGTACCTGTAACAACCTTGCTCATTCTCATCATAGTATTCGATGCAAGGCCAACATTTGTCTTATAAATTGCTAAGTTGCGTAATTGTTCTTTCTGCGAACTTAGCATAGTTGCTTCGTACGCATTTCCCGACATGGTCAACTCTTTGATGGTTTCGTCGAGATCTTTAAACCCTTCAGCCGCGGCTTGGGTGTTTGCACCTTGCCCTTCGGTAATACGCCTAAATAAGTTTAAACCTTTATTAGACTTCTGAACACTATCAGTTAACCGTTTAATTTCAGCCGATGCCGCGGCAAAGTCCTTTCCTGCAACATCAGGAGAAACATTTCGAGCGCCGCTGCCGCCAGCCCCTACACTAGGTCCGACGCCTGCTTGTGCTAGTCGAGAAGCTTCTAAAAACGCATCCGATATAGCACGTTTAAACTCTTCTGCACTCATACTGCCTAGATCAGCCATTTATTTTTTTTTCCTTAAACAGTCACTTTTTGAGCTATAAATACACTATAGTATCAATTATCAATATATTGTATTTATAGGATCAAAAACATGGAAAATTCAAATGAGCAACAAATGCCATCTAATCTAGGAATGGCACAACTAGGCGGACCTATGCAAGGTGCACCGCAAGCTATGCAACCAGGACAGAACCCTCTTGCAGGGCATTTTCGTATGCCAAAAATTCATCTGCAATTACCAAGCGGAGGGAAATGGTGGAAACCAGGCTCATTAGAGCTTCCGGTTACTGGAGAAGTGCCTATCTACGCAATGAGTGCTAAAGATGAAATACTATTAAGAACTCCAGATGGACTAATGAACGGTAGTGCTGTTAAACAAGTTATTGAACACTGTTGTCCTAGCATCAAAGATGCATGGGGCATGCCTAGTGTCGATACTGATGCTATTTTAATTGCTATTCGAATTGCAACGTTTGGAGAGCAAATGGATATCAATATACATTGCCCTAGTTGCAACGAAGAAAACTCTTACGGGGTTGACTTAGGAAATAGGCTAGCACAAGTTCACATTCCAGACTATGATACTCCCGTTGCTATTGACGATCTAGAATACATTTTTCATCCGCAAACATATAACGCTGTTACAAGACTAAACAAAATGCGATTTACACAAGATCGAATTGCACAGTTATTGTCAGACAACGATATGAGCGACGAAGAAAAAACCGCAGGACTTACTAAAAACTTTGGTGACTTAGTAGATATTAGTATCGATAATTTGGTAGAAAGCACTAAAGCTATTAGAATGCCCGACGGGTCTATAGTTACTCACAAACCTCACATCAAAGAGTACTATAATAATGCAGAATCTAGACTCATTACTAAACTCAATGAGAAACTTGTTCAATTTGCCGACCAAGCAGGTCTAGGTATCATGGATCTTAAATGTCAACATTGCGAGCATGAATTCCAAAATGCTATCGAATTCGATTACGCAAATTTTTTCGACGAAGCCTCCTCCAGTTAAAAACCGAGCAAGAAATCGTAGCACTAATCAAACGCTACGAGAAAGAGGTGGAGGCTATAAGAGATAACTGCTTGCGTTTATGTTGGTGGATGCGCGGTTCAATTTCTTATACCGAGATGTTTGAGTTAGACATCAATGAACGCGAAATGATTAATAAAATTGTAGAAGGTAATTTAGAGACTACAAAGAAAAGCTCATTGCCGTTCTTTTAAGGATCTCTACGAGATCCGTTGTTTCGCTAACGCTCACAACATTTTTTTTACTTGAGACTTATTATATATTGAACTTTCACGTAGATTGTTTCAGTCAGACGGAACCTGTTAAGGGTTCCGTCTATCTCGAATTTCACGTGAGTTCATCACAGCCGAGACTTGGAAGTAGGTAATTTTCTGCTACACAATGGGCTCTGACCTTTCCCAACCTACGTCGACATATGTAACATAAAGAGTGCATTAAACGCTTTAATGCTTCCTTTATAGTACATTACCCGTTGCTTCGTTCCTAGTGCATACGGTTTTTATGTGTAATGTGCAGTTTTTCGATAGCCAACAGTCTATCTACGTCAACCAGTAGCCCAATCTGTTTGATGGCTTCCACACTCTGGTGTGTCGATCAACGTGTTACGTGTGTTCCGATCAAGGATACTTTTTCCACAGCGGTATTTTCAAACTGGCCCGCTAACCTTATGTGTTGGATTGTTTTGCCTGTTCTAGTAGTCTTTGTCTAAGAATCTTTGAGCCGCCTACTCTTACATTAATAATTCCGTTATAATACTCGTCTGTTTCTAACACACGGCGGTCAAATTGTTCTTTTGCCTCTAAGTATGACATTTCGCCTTTAGTTTCACAAAAATATAGTATCTCTCTAGTGAATTGATCTACGCCAAGTTGTTCTACATCTGCCTGTAAATGCTCGGACGATCCCCAGTAGTCACGCCAATCGCTCTCCACTGTTGTACGTCTTTTGCGAGTTTTGCCTTTAAGAGGTGGTCTAGTTTTTTTGAATTGAGCCAGTTTTTTGCCAATATATTTTTGATTTGTCTGTAGGTTTGTGATCAAATACACAAACCCAAGGACGCCTTCGGGAATTTCTTCAACTAGTGTGCCTTTGTATTGCCATGACATTGTTTTTATATAGTGTCTCCGTAGATCCAACCTAAACTTTCAAGTTTATGAATCCATGTGAACACTGGAAGTTCTATTGGTAATTCCCATCTGACATCATTCCAGCAAATGTAATTACCTTG